GGTTATACAATACCTATGATAACGAACTCGGCATGAATCAAATTATACTAGATGTAAAAATGGACATTCCAACATCATCATAAGACAAAATTTCTTAAATCTTATTCAAAGGAATTATTATGGCACTGATTAATAAAATTTTACCCGGATACACAGCAACCCTCTGGATGCAGTCTGCTGAAACTCCAACACCACTAAGCATAGCTGATCTTTCAGTGTGGACGGCTCATGTTGCAGCAATCGTTGGGGTTTCTGCTGGTGGCACTGGTGTTAGTGGTATACAGATTCCTGTCGAGGCTGTACCTGCTTTTGGTGCTGATGACGCTGTAGCCGCCTACTCGGTCGCTGGTGCAAGAACTGGCGCAAAGGTCACAACTCAGAATCAAGTGACCTCACTAACAACTACCGCAGCTTGGAATCCGGCTGACGTAGCACAACTGCAAATCCGTGAAGATGGCTATGGTGGAACGGTTGTTCGCACCTATGTTGTCGCTGTATATGATGGGGTCGATACCGTAGCTTACGCTTTCAATGGTATGGTTGGTGGTCTGCAATGGGACTTGCAACCTAATGCAGAAAGCAAGTTCATATTCACCATACATCCTATTGGTGGATTGAACTACGGCTGGTCAAACAACGCCTAAAGGAATAACCCCGCCCTTCGGGGCGGGAAATACAATATGACAACAGACAATTCCGCAGGGCTACTCGACTATATAATTCTGCAAGCGAACTCAGGACAGAAAAACTGGTTCTCTCATCAGCAACAGCGCATAGCTGGAATTCATCTCGCCTATGAGATAGCTAAGAATCACGCCAACACAATGACCCCGGACGAGGTAGCGGATTACGCTGTCCAACTCAATAACGCGATCTATCAAAAACTCGTTGTTAAGGGTGATTAATGGTTAACACCGCTAACACCACCGTTAAATTTACAGGCTTCAAAGAACTAAAAGATGTATTTCAAGAGTTATCGGACAACTTTGGCCCGAAAGATAACCAAGCCATTCTAAGAAAGTCTGTCAGACAGTCTATGACGCCCGTTCTCGCTCAGGCAATAGCATTAGTACCACGAGACACTGGCGCGCTGGCAGCGTCTCTAAGGGTCGAATCTAGGAAGCCTACTGGAAAAGACAAGAGGTCGAAGTATATAAGTGAGACTGATACGGTAATTGGGCTGGTTACAACAGCACCCGGAAAGAAGTTAGCCAAAACAAAATTCACCAATCAAAAAACTGGTGAGAAGCAGATCGGAATTAAACGTGATATGAGAGCGGCGGCGGTAGAGTTCGGGACAAAGAATATGGTGGGGACTCCATTTCTACGTCCGGCATTAGAAGGAGAGGTAGGAACGGTACTTAATCAATTGGCGGGATTAATAAAACAAAATTTAGATAAATTCAAATCAAAGAAAATATAAAAGGACAAGACATGAATAAGCTAGAGAAGGCATTAGGTTCACAGTTCGTAAAGCATAAAGAAAGCGTAAGGACACGCTCATTCACTATGGGCGGCCATACCTTTAAAGTTAAAGTACCGCTTACAAAAGAATTTGAGGAGATGCAGGTTCGAATGGAGTTGATAGATGATGAAATCATCGACATTTACTACCAAGATCTGATTAAAGATTTAGAAGAAGGCGAGAACTGCCACATTACTGAGGACGATGTTTTAGTAGATGGCAACTCTATGAAGGCGGCTGCAACGAACAAACGAATATTGGAGCAACGTATTACAGAACTATTCCGACTGCTAGTACCAGAAGAAGCAGACTTTGATATGGCTAACATCACCTACCCTATGATAGATGAGTTATTCCCTCTGCCGATTCAGCTACAGGTGATTAAAAACATCAGTGAGACAGTCTCTCCCGGATACGAGGAAGCAAAGGGAAAATAACGGGGTCGGTTCGTAGGCAGGTAAAAGCGATGCTAACTGCAAACGGAACTGATCCTGACAGCATAGACGAAGAACGATTTACCGATATTTGTATTATGTATGCCGACGGGCTTATCGGGAATCGTGGGATGTTAGAAGTGCTAGGATCATTGACTGGCGCGATATATAATTACATGAGGTCTGAAAATCAGACCGCTTTTAAACTACAAGACATCATACCGAAGGCGTATGAATATTTATACCCACCGCTGACGAAGGAACAAAAAGACGCAGCCGCTAATACGGCTTTGCAAAGTTATATGAGATCAGCACCGAACGCACCCAAGAAAATATTTAAGGGGTAAATGATGGGAATGTTAGCAAGACTTGGCGTAGTTCTGGGGCTGGACTCAGCAGAGTTTCAGAAGGGCATCGAGGGTGCTGATCGCAGTCTCGCAAAATTCGCTCATAATGCACAGCAAGCCGCGACGATAGCAAGTGCTGCCTTCGTTGCAATGACCTACAAAGCGTTATCTTACGGTGACGCTATCTCTGATACTGCCAAAGCCAATGAAGTCGCTGTAGCCTCTATACTAGCCCTTTCTAAGGGTCTGGCAGAAAATGGAGGGTCAGCCGATAACGCTGGCAAGTTCTTATCCTCGTTCTCATCTAAAGTAGGCGAAGCCGCACAGGGTTCACTAGGCGCACAACAAGCCTTCGGTCGCTTGGGCGTTTCATTAAATGATCTAGCTAAACTAAGCCCGGATAAGTTATTCGACAAGACTCTATATTCTATTGCCGCTATTCAAGACCCAATTATTAGGGCTGCTGCGGGAGTGGAGATGTTCAGCCGAGCAGGTAAGGGCGTGGATTGGATCGGTTTGGTGAATGGAACACAGGCGGCGCGGGATAAGTTTAAGGCTTATGCGGCGGCGGTAGAAGAAGCCGGAAGGTTGCATGATGCTTTAAGCGCAAAAGCTGGTCAGACAATGCTGATGTTTACTAACGCGGTTATCCCTACGCTTGGCACGTTGTTCGATCACTGGAATAAAAATACTGCGGCGTCCAAATTCTTTTTTGAGAAATTAGAATGGTTTGTTAAACATGCGGCGGTTGGAATAAATACGCTGGCATCGGCGGTGGCTCAACTTGCCGATACTCTAGTATTTATGGGGTCATCTTTAGCAAAAGTATTGGCGGGAGATTTTAAAGGTATTGCTGCCGGATACGACGCTCTGAAGGCGAAGAATCTTGAAACGTGGGCGGCGAATCAAAGATTGATGCAGGACGTTATCGATCCATTAGGAAAGTCGGCTTCTGGTGTGGCTGGCACAGGACGAGTTGTAACCGCTGCAAAAGACCCCGACGCGGCTAAAGCGGTACAAATGCAGCAGACATTGGATCGGGCCAAATTGCTGTCGGCAGAGTATATTCGTCAGAATGAATTAGCATTAAAACAGGTTACGACTCGCGCTGAAATAGCGGTCTACGCGCAACGCGAACAGAAAGTAAGGATGGACGTTCTTAATGTAGAACAACAACTTAGCAATCAGATAGCACAGATTACATTAAAGATTCTTGATGCTCGCATTATGGGCAACGAGAAGTTGGCTGTAGTCCTAGAGCAACAGCGAGACATTATCCAAGAACAGGGGAAGATGTACGTCGAGCAGACTGAATCCACGATCCGCAGCATAAATGCTCAACAGTATTCATTTACTTTTGGTTGGGAGAAATCTTTTAACCAGTTCAATGATGACGCTCTGAACTATAGCAAGATGGGAGAGGGTGCTTTTAGTATGTTCACCAATACTATTGGATCAGCCATAGATCAGTTCGCAGAGAATGGAACCAAATCATTCGGCAAATTTACGCTAAGTATTATAGCTGATATAGCTAAAATGATTACCAAGTTCTATGCGATGCAATTGGCTATGATGGCGGTCGGGTTTATTACGAGTGCGTTTGGTGGTGGTGGAATGGGGAAGGGTGGCTCAATGAAGGGCGGGTTTATGCCTTCTGGGATGACTGGCACTGGATTTGCAGCAGAAGGCGGAGAGATCGGCGGTCCCACGATAGTTGGAGAGAAAGGCCCAGAACTTTTTATTCCATCAGGAAGGGGGAATGTCATACCGAACAACAGACTGTCGGATGCTCTCAGCCCAAGCGGTCAGCCTTCCATTGTATATAATGGCCCGTACATCGCGCAAATGTCAGCGATAGATACCCAATCAGCACTTCAGTTCCTATCTAAAAACAAGATGGGTGTATGGGCGGCGAATCAATCCGCGAACAAATCCGTTCCAGTGAACAGGTAAACTATGAGCCTTAATACGATCTTAATTAATAGCGAGTCGGTAGGGATCAACGACCACCGCTTTGTCGGTCAAGTAGTCAGCCGGAATCAGAGAATAGCGACCGCTGAAATTGTAACGGTAGTTCCTTTCGCGTTCGAGATGAAGCCGCATAACTATTTGAAATACAGTCAAAGCAGAGGGCTTCTTAATTCCCTACGGATTCCTGATAAGTCTTTAGAGCAATACTTAAATTTTGGCGTGACTGGATGGGTCAACTACATAGCATATCAGGGAGACATGAGTTCTGGTGCTATCGAAGTATGCGAGTGGCAGATAGCGTCAGCAGCAAAGGTTCTAGTTCTTGGTTCGCTTCCCAGTATTGGCGCCGGACTCTATATAGTTAAAGCCGGAGACTTCTGTCAGGTTGGCAGATATTCTTACATTGCCACAGCAGACGTAGTTAGAGGCTCCGGGTTGACCGTTAACATACCAGTCCACCGTAACCTAATCACAGAACTTGTTAGCCCCGTGGCGGCGGTTATAGGGCAATATGGAACAACGGTAGCAATGGGCGGCGATTCTTATACAGGCTGCACATTCCCAGTTATCCTTCGGGACTATCCCGCCTACACCTTAATTCCGATGCAGAATGATTCTTTTATAAATTGGCAGGGAACATTCAAAGCGTTTGAGGCAGTCCTATGAATGTTATCCCACCCGTTGACGGCACTAATAACATTCGCTATGCAGACTTTCTTCGGATCACTACGCCGGAGGAGGTTTTTTTAATATCGTCAGCCCCGTCCACACTTACCATTCCAGAAATAGACGCGCAACCATTTTCTGGGTTAGGGGTATTAGTAAAAGCTGGAGATGCTATTAGAGACATAAAGTCAACTGCCAACGAGACTACGTTTTCTTTTGTTGGAATTGATACGGCAATGTTAGGTTTCGTATTAAGTAAGAATATAAAGGGTTCGCAGATCGAGGCGTGGAAAGGTTTTTTCGGGACGGATGGAGTGTTACTCACCGATGGCGGCACTGGTGGGCTATATCAATATTTTAACGGATATATAACTTCATTCTCCATCTCGGAAGAATGGCTAGAGGAAGCTAGATCGTATGTTGGTGTTATAACGGTATCAGCCTCATCAATTCAAATGATCTTGCAGAATAGAACTGCTGGAAGATATACGAATGACAATGCTTGGCAATTTTTTGCTCCGGGTGACACAAGCATGAATAGAGTGGCCTTCATAAGCACTATTAATTATAATTTTGGAAAAGATGCTTTAGCTTCGTCGTGATAAGAAAATCTAATAAATTTGATAAAGCCGATGTCATTGAAATGATGCGAATGTTCAAGACGGAAAGCGACATTGACTTCCTTAGAGCATTAGAGAACCCAGACTGGTGGAGTCAGTTATTTGATAGCATTAATTCTGGACTAGGGGTAATTTTTATAGAGCCGGGGAAGGGGCTGATAATAGGGATGATAGTTCCCTCTTTGTGGTGTAACAAAACGTTTGGACTACATGAATTGGCGTGGTATGTGAAGCCGGAATATAGGAAGTCTACGGTAGGATATAGGCTCTTTAAGGAATTCGTGAACTACGGAAACCAATTAAAAGACGAAAGCAGAATAACTTTTTTTGTAATGGGCAAGCTGCATAACAGCCCTAATTTGAATTATAAAAAATACGGCTTTAAGAAAATGGAAGAAACGTGGATAAAAGAACTTTCATAAATAAAAGAACGTGGGTAATTTTTGTCGGGCTAAGTACGCTGACATTCACAAGTCAGGCTTATGCGTTCGTCGCTACGCTAACAGCCTTTCTTGTCACAGCGTTAACTATATCGCTTGCTACAGCCCAAGTCTTAGCTGTTGCGATCAGTATGGTTGTATCAATGGCTATATCTTTTGCAGTCTCAGCGGTTATAGGTGGCCCTAATGCTCCCGGTGGTGGTGGTGGTGGGGAGCAGCGCGACCCGGGGAACAGAACCCAGATACCTCCGGCTACATCTAATAAACTTCCTGTTGTCTATGGCGATTCGTGGATCGGTGGAACCGTAATAGATTTAAGCATAACCGATAACGATCAGAAATTATATTACGTTTTAGCTTTGAGCGAGGTTACGAATACTAACCCCGGTCAGACTGCCGATACAATTACTTTCGGGGATATTTACTACTCAGGAAAGAAATGCGTATTTAATGCGACGAATCAATATCAAGTAGATGCGTTGCTAGACGAATCCACAGGGGAATCTGAGACGAATGTAAAAGGTAAAATTAATATATACCTGTATAGCAACGGCTCAAATACACCTACAAATTCAGATCAGACAGCAATCCAAATAATGTCAAATTCTGCTTTGACTTATAAATGGGATGCAACAAAGCTAATGACCAATTGCGCGTTCGCAATTCTTGTCCTTACTTATAGCGTCACAGCGAATATCCGAGGCTTGGCTCCGACTAGGTTTCAAGTAAAAAATAGCAGACATAAGCCGGGAGAATGTTTCTCAGACTTCTTGACCAACACTCGGTATGGCGCGGCAATTCCTTCAAATCAGATTGACACCACAAGCCTTACGGCACTAGATGTTTATTCGGACGAGTCATTCACCTATACAGATTATAGTGGAGTGGTAACAACCCAGACTAGATTTAGGTTTGATGGGGCGGTAGACGCGGCACGGACTATCATGAGTACGCTACAGAACATGACCTCTAGCTGCGATTGCTTATTAAGGTATGACGAGGTTACGGCTAAGTGGGGCGTGATCGTCCAGAAGCCCACATACACCGTAG